ACCGGCATCAGTACTTCCGTTACCAAGCTCAGAAACAATACGAGCAGGAACAACGAACTCACCATCAGCAAGGCGAGCAGGCTGACGCCGACCAATTTGAGCAGGAATGTCATCAGATACTCCATCGCCGGGGCCTTTCAACAACCGACCACCGTCAGAATAGTCGCCTAAATGACCACCACCAGCGTAAGACGTGCCAGTATTTTGCATTGGGTAATGTGGTGCCATATTTACAGTCGCGTTAGCACCAATCATGCTGCTTGTATCCATTAAAGCCGGACCATTGTCTGGGCTTGGATAACGTGAACCAATACCGCCACCCACTGCATAACGCATCAAACCACCTGCTGCTGCACCGCCTGTGTCATTAAAACGTGACTGCTCAGATTTAAGCGCGTCCAACTCTTCACGCATTTTTTGCATGTCAGTCTTGCCAGTAGTTGGCGCGTTAAATGCACCTGTGTATTTACCTGTTCTTGGGTCATAACCAAGGCCACCTATACCAGCACCGGCTGTTGCCCCGGGGGTATACACTTTGCCAATTTCAATGCCTGTTGGATTTGCGGATTTTCCAGAACGTTTAAACTCTTCTGACTGACGAATAACGTCTGGCACATCACGAGCTGGGTCATACCAACTCTTACCCATAGCACCTTCAATAAGCTTACGACCAGTAGGATCAGCGTTACGACCGAGCATCTGCTGGTAGTAATCATCAATCCAGTCTTTAGGCTCCACAGCGGGTGTTGTTGGTGTTGTTGGTGTTGGTGCTGTTGCCACAAGTGTTGCAGGTCTATCAAACCCCGGAACTTGCATAGGAGCAGGTGGAGGATTGACGTTATATTGTTGGTTTGCTCGCTGCATTAGTTGTTGATTATATGCAGTTACTTCCGGCGCAACAGGACGAATGTTAGGTCCGTAACGATTTTCAAATACAGGACCGTAAGGATCTAACCGTAAACTTTGATATCCAGTATCACCCCCATCAGCTAAGGCAATAATGCCACCATTAGCAGCAAACTGAGTTGGTTCAAAATCTTTAGCTGGAGTAGATCCTTTGTATTTGTACCGATCTATATGGTACGGCTGTCCGGGCTGACCAAATAATGGATTTACTTCACGTTCAAAATCAAAGCTTTGAATATTGCCTTCGTCGGCAGGCTTAGGTTCTTGACCCGGCGCCATCATTCCACCAAGTACACCGCCAGCTAGTGCGTATTTGTTATCTAAAAAGTTACCAATACCAAATGGTTTTGATGCTACGGTTGGAGCAGATAAACCCGGTAATCCTGCGGTTGGTGCGCCAGACTGTGCAAAGATATTTGCTACATCGCCAGCTAAAGGGTTAACCGCACCAGCACCAGCGGGAGCGCCAGCACTTGTCAAAATACCAGACACATCCGCAGCAAGTGGGTTTACTACTGGTGCTGCACTACCCGCAACGGCTCCTACACCCTCACCAACAGCAGCCCCACCAACTCCAGCAGCAGGTGCAAACGCCCCGCCTAATGCTCCACCAATGCCACCCATCAGAGCGCCTTGGAGAACATCTTTCTTTTGGAGTGCCGCAATGCCGCCGCCAACAGCAGCGCCCATAAGTAGTCCGGCTACGATAGGTACCATAGTTTCACCTGAATAGGAGATTAGTTAATATTATCATGCGGGTAGCCTAGATACAAAGACTATGCTGCCTACCGCAGAAGGATTAGAAGGTCTGGCATAAGGGACTGTCTGAGCGTCTTCATGCTCAAGGTAAACACCATCAACAGGACCGACAGGGTTGTACGCTAATCCTGTTGCCCACCACAGTCCTATAGAGTCTCCAGCATTGATCTCAAACGTGATGCTTGAATAACCAACTAGGTGGCTTGGAACACCTGCACTTTTACGGGCAGGTATAGTGAACTTGCTACTAGAACCCTGTAGGTCAACGTTGTTTACACGCAGCCATAGGTACGAATCATGCGCAGCGTTATCGGTATTTGAAAACTGGATACTAAAGTCTATCTTGTAGACGCCACCGTAGGTAGCCGTTGCGGTGCTATCCAGATTTAAAGTAAACCCATCATCGGAATCCAGTGTATTCCACAAAATTTTAGTAGGGGTGTTGGTAGCTGTGGCGTACTGGTCTGCCGTGTTTTGGGCGGCTATATGCGGGTTTTGTAGATACTGACCACCACTGCCACCAGCCAAAGCTGAAGTTACGTTATCTATCTGACTAAAGTACAGACGCAGAATGTTTGTAAACTGTTCGTGAAAACGTGCCTCATAATCTACCGGTGCAATCGGTAAGTTCGGTGCCTTGGTGCCGCGAAGTAACAAGTTAGTAGCCATAAGGGTTTACCCTATTTCCTACCGTCGTTACGAATATCAATTCGAGGGGTGCCTAGCTGCCATGCCACGCCAAGGTCTGCTGATTCGATCCTAAACGCCATCTGTCTCCCACGTAAGCGTGTGTACACCTGCCCATCAAACTCTTGGATGTTGTATGTACCGCGCAATTTATAGTCGTTTTGGCTTTCAACCGTAGGCGTGTTTGATGCTCCGTATGGCGCCCCAGAGTTACGACGTGGCTTAATTGTCATGGCAACAGTAGGTTGATCTACGTTTGAGCCGTTAAAGTTTACGTCTGGCAGCACGCGCCACACAAACCCGAAGTTATGCCCGTCACCAATATCAAAATCCGAAGACTGTATAAAGGCACTAATTGGCGCTGGGGTTAACCCTGATACGTCATCGACGTTAGCTTCGTGATACAGCACGCGGTTGTCGTAGCTTGCAGCCATTGGGAATTGACGTGTGCCGGAATCAAGCCAAGCTGTTCTGCTCAATGTGCCGTAGTACCAAACCTGATCAAGGTAGTTATAGATCACGTACTTGTCTACAACGTTCGAACCAGTTGAACAGTAGAACCACCAAACTTCGTTGTAACTTTCATTGCTGCCAGCAAACACCTGATAGGCTTGGTCTTTATTGATGTCGTTAAAAACGTACTGGCGCAAGGAGCAAGGCAATGTTTCAACACGACCGGAGTATTGGTAGAACTTACCATCGCCCATCCAATACGTAATGTTGTTGATCGTAATGGCAGAGTTAGGTGCCATGATGGAAATGTTATCCATCAAAATTTCAAATTTCCAAACATACGGTGCGCCTAAGTACTGCATGGAATACAACGCCGAGTCTGTCCAAACCAAGATTTCTTGACGAGTGTTGATGTACGTAACGATGCTTGAACCGTGAGATAGGCGGAATTCTCCTGACTGGTTAGTGATGTCAGGTACCCACTGATATGGGTTCTCTTGATCCGACCACCGCACAAGCATTGGGTCAAATGGAGTATCGGGTTCTGTTGAGTCGTACGGGTTCGCACCAAACGCAATGACAAATCGTTGAATAGACGACGCTGAAACCTCAAGCGTTCTGTTTGGTACAAACTGCCCGCTAAACCCGTTAAAAGTAGAGAGGTAAGCTAAGTCCTGTGCGCGTGTACTAACGCCTGTTGACGCAAACCAGTAATTAATTGATCCGCCACGCTGGGCAAGAACTAAGTCCTGACCGAAGTTATCGTTTGACCAGAGCAACAACTGTTGTCCTACACCTGCTGCCGTGTCGGTACCTGAACCCCAACCACGCGTACCGTTTTGGTAGTAAGCGGTGACTGCACCACCACCGGTTGCAGAGGACGACGCTGTGATCGGAGTACCATAGCCGTTGTTACCCATAGAAATGGTGTAGGAGTTAGCATTGACGTACGTAATAGCAAAACCACGGTTTAAAAGCGTATCTGACAAGCCACCAACAGCAGTAGCACCAGTAAAACGAACAGCTTGACCATTTAACAATCCATGTGAAGTGTGCGCAACGGTAACAACGCCGCTGCCAGAAACGGTTGTAAATGGGTTTGTTAATGTATATGCAAGCGGAGTAGGCCACGGACCTGCACCCCAACCAACGCCTACCACATACACATCCAAACCGGTATTCAGTTCATACGAAGCAACAACCGCTGCACCGCCACCAGAAGCTGCGCTGGTAGAAAAAGCACCGGCAATATTAACGGTGTATTTTGTAGAGTCCACAACACGAAAGACTTCCTGCATTGTATTGATTTGAGGCGCTGTAAATCCACCAAACGCTGACGCTCCACTGAAAGTCACGAAATCGTTTTGTACCACCCCATTGCCGGGATCAGTCACTGCAACTGTCGAACACCCTACAGGAGCAGAAGTAGCATGAGATGCAGCCGTTGTGCCGTTATAACCACGGATAAGGCCCGTTAATGTATTACCAGATACACCGTTATAAAAAATCTGTTCCGAATCAATACGGATAACGCCACCAGCGTTTGGAAACGAAGTAGCGGAGGTCAAGGTCAAGGTTGTTACGGAAGCATCAATACCCGCACCCAAAGTGCTATATGCACTAGCAAACGGGTTAGCGCCCATAGGGTTAGTTACTTTGCGGATAGGCGTTATATCGTAGTAGAAACCACCGCGCTCGATGTAATACTTAAGGTTTGTACCAACGCCTAAATAGTTGGTGTTATCAAGCGCAATCCAGTTCCACATTGAGCGAGCAACACCCAAATACGTGTAGTCAGACAGGCGAATCCAGCCACCAATCTTCTCAGGAAAACCCGAGCGGAAACGGATCTTGTCACAGTCATACCAACCGCCTTCTGCTGCGTAGTTGGTGCCTTCGCGGTTAACACCGGGGCGGAAGGTAAGTTTCTGTAACGGCATAATAGTTATCCAAGCATGGAAGTTGCTTTGATTTTA